GGGCTTTCTAGTAAGCCTCCATCCAAAAATACTCATGTGTGTTTACCTCTAATAAATGTTGTACTGTCATCAGAAACTGTTGAAGATGATATATCTAAAGTATCACTATCATTTCTTAATGTTGTGGTAGTAGCTGTCTGAGTCATTTTATTTCTAAATAATGTCTTAACCCACATTAATGCTGCAGCTATAGTTGTTGTAGCAGCTACTGCACTTGTAGGTTCACCATAAGTATCAACAGCTATTACATCTACCATTTCAGCATTAATTTCAGAAGCTGTTGGTAAAGCAGCAATATCAGTAGGTATTGTAGTTCCTGTATCTATTTCAATGTCTATAATACTTTGTGTATTATTATCATAAATAACTGTAGATGTTCCGTTGTCTGTTACGATAAAGTCACCAAATAAAGTAATCGTGCCACCAGTACAGTTGGCGTTAATAGTTATATTACCTTTGCCGTGAATTTCTACAACATCAGCACCAGTTGCTCCCACGTTTTGAAGCTCCATGTTACCATTCCAGTTATTAAACTGTAGGTTTGTAGCGCCTATTGCTGCACCTAAATCAAATATAGGCATTGCTGTTATTTCGGATGGTCTACAATTATTTATACTATAATCATCTGCTGCTGTACAAATGAATGTACCAGAAAATGAACTATCAAGAATACCTGTTGTTGGTAGTGAAACACCAGTTAATAAACACTCAGAGAAAAATGTTTTACCTGCTCCAATTCCTATTCCAGTAATTAATGAACTTGAAAATATACAGAAGGATACATCTTGACCACCTAACGCAATAGTTCCTCCTACACCACCAAATACATAAGCTGTATAAGTTTGTGCGAGTGTAATATCAGCATTTCTAACTAATTCAAAATGCCTTACTCCATCTGTACCTACCAATGCTGCAATAGTAGTTGCATCTGCTATATTATTAACAGGATTATCAGCTGTACCATCGACATAAGTAATAATTCCTGAATTAGTACCACTTGTATCAATCCATACAGCACCATCGTCATAACCTGCAAGACTTTTTCTGTTTAAAGTAGCTATTTGAGTAATTACTACTGCTGCTGAAGAATTATCTATTACGTCCTCAAAAATTCCTCTAATATTAATTGAACCTCCTGAACCAGCAATAGTAACTATACCTCCTGTTCCTTCTAAACTTATAACATCACCAGCTTCTATATTACTAAAATCAAGACCTCCTTGCCATCCTCTGATATTAAAATCAGAAGGCCCAACAGCAACACCTAAATCAATCATAGGTGCTGAAGTCCCTGCAATTAAAGAGAAACAATCTACAATATCAAACTGTCCTGCACTTCCTATTGTTAATGTTCCATCAAATCCAGTAGAACCATTAAATTGAGTAGGAGGTAAAGTTACATTGCCGATTGTACAATGATTAAATTGAGGTTGTGTAACTCCTGTAGCAATACCACTAACTGTTGCACCTTCAAATATAGAACCTGCTATATTTTGACCACCTAAAGCTAAAGTCCAATTTTGACCAATAAATACTTGATTTGTTTGTGTTGCAGCAAAAGTAATAGATGAACCAGGATAAATTGCAAAAATAGGAATATTAACACTAGCAGAAAGTAGATTAGCATCAGCTATATTGTCAACAGGATTATCAATAGTACCATTTTCAAAGTCTACTGAACCAGCCGTACCATTAACTGTATCAATCCATATTTTACCTAGATAACCATTATTTTCTTGTATTTGTCTAACTCGTCTACCCCATGAATTAGTAACATTATGAGTAGCTCCAACAAGTACTTCATCTGCTAGTCTCATTAAAGCAGCAGTAGTAAATTGTTGTGTTCCAGCATCATCAGCATTATCTTGAGTTAAATCACCAAGTAATGAAGCTGTGAATGGTTGAGATGCTAAAGCTGCACTCATTAATTCGCCTAATCGATAAGTTTCTAATCTAGCAAATGCATCACCTGTATTAATACTACCAGTTGCAGACACCGCAAAGAATAAATCATATACAGCTTCTTCAACTACAAAAAATGTTTTCCATATTAATAATGCGCCAGCTACTTTAACTGAAACGTCTAATTCACCAACAGTATTTGTATCAGTAGCATCAAATGTAATCGCATAACCACCATTAACAATATGTATTCCACCGCCTGAGTTCTTATTAACTGATGCTGTACCATTTTTTGAAAGTTTGATATCAGTATTAGCAATAGTTAATCCTGTCTCAGGTGTCTTAAAATCTGTATCATCAACAAAACCATCAAGAATTCTAGTTTGACTTGCTGTTGACTGCCTTAAATAATTCATCTCATCATCCTATGGTAATGGAGAGTTGGTTTACCGCCTGTTGGAGGAGCTGTTAATTTTTGTTCATTGATTATATTCCCAAATGGTGACATATAAGTTCTATTCTCATTAAAATGAACTATTGTTCCTGATATTGGGTCCATATAAGTACGTTTAGTAGCCATTATGTTACCTCAATTAACCCATCTACAAATACTGTATCTGGCGTAACTTGTCGTTTAGCTAAAGATACTCTTGCATATATAGGACCTTCAAAACCGTAAACTAGAGCACCAGTTGACATCTCTTGTCCATTAGCTGCTGTACCTCCCCAAGAACTAACAGCATCATCTGTAATTGCTGTACTTGAAGCAAATAATCTAGTATTGGCTGGGTTAAAAGTTTGATTATGTTGTGCAGTATCACCTACATCTACAGTATAAAATTCTGTCCACATTTCATCTTCATTATAATCTACACCACCATCATTAGCTATATGTACTTTTGCAGTTTGTGAACCTGCCTCTACCCATATAGGACCAAGCCAAGGACTTTTTAATATTGCTTGTGAACTCTCTAATGTACTACTAGCTGATGGAGTCATAGCATAAGCGAAAGCACCGCTTGCACCATCATCTGCACCACCCGTTCTTACTGCTGTAAACTCTGCATCAATTGTTCCATGAACATCTTCATATTCATAATCTTGAATACTTGATGTTACTCCTACACTTGTTGTATCGCTTGAAGCAATAACTTCCATCGTACTTCCTAGTGTTGGTGAAGAACTATACTTATTAAAAACAGCAGGTAAAATACAATTACGTATTTTAATTATATTAGACCCACCAGCTTGATTTACAAAAGTTGTAGTTCCTAAACCTGAAATATCCACTCCTGTAAACGTTTTTAATCCATGACCTGTGGCCGCATTGTCAATCACAGAAGCTGTAGCTGTGAATAAAATCGAACCACCCATCATGTGAGCATCACCTTGTGACAATCGACCTGATGCACCTAATATTTCATATATAGTATTTTCTAAAATTAAAAAACTGTTACCACTTCCTGATATACCCACATCATCAGTTGATGCTAATTTAGAATTAACCATTTTCATGGTTAAATTAGTACCTAATGTAAATCTGTCTGCCGAACTAACATAAAGTGCTATCCATGTTGCAAATCCAGCTATGTTAATATCACTAGCTGCTCCAGTACAAGCTATTTTAGGTAGTGTCACAGCTAAGTCAGCTAATACAGGAGGCTCATTAGTAGTACCATCAACAACACCTGTTAATATACACGGATTAGTAATTATTCCAGGACTTGTGAATGTTCTGGTCGCTGCTGCTGTATCGTCATTCACACCCTGAACCCAAAGTCTATCACCTGCTGACATAACAGCATAAGCTCCCTCAAGCGTTAACTTAGCTAACGCCCAAGTTGTTCCATTTTGGGCATCACTACCTATAGTTAATACACCACCACCTGTAACCATATAGAAATCAGCCATTACAATTCCTCCCTAACATCATCGTCAAATAATAATTGGTTATTAAGGATGTAATTTTGTCTTTCTCTGATACGAATTCGTTGGGTTTGTGTGAAAAAGTTCTCGATTTGGATATTGGTAAAATTTTGCACATATTCAGCAGCCTTTAGCATCTTTTCTGGATTGCCGAGCATTAGAGCTTTTACAACTCGTTTAGCTTTCTGATTATTGTTTAGATGTTTCAAAACAATAATTGAAGGGTCAGCACCTTCTTGAATGGCTTGTTGTAAAGATTCTTTTTCACCCTCAATCAAGCTAGCTTCGAGTTTAGGAACCCAATCAAGCAACTCTTGATTAATGTCATGGCCTACAAGACAAGAATAACGATGCTCATGTATATCACCATTATGGTCGGTATGTTGCTCAAATACGGCTAACCGACCATTACCTCTGTTACGCCATTTAATAATTTGACTTGATACTATTGGCATTTTATTGTACTACATAAAAACCGACTGGGTTAGTAGTCGCTTGTTTTAGAATATCATATTTATTTGGTCCGGCTAGCTGGATAACATTCTCAGCTGCGGAAAGGGCTATCTTAGGTACTACAGGAGTAGACACACCATTTAAAATAACATTGACAGTTATTTCTTCACTACTAATAAGTCCATCGTGTGCGATACTTACAAATCTATCATCAGGAATGTATAGACGTTCAGTTTTAGCATCTGTAGTTGGTTCTATAATTGTTTGCATACTATCTCCTCAAAAAGAGGGTCATCCGAAGATGACCCAATCCAACCACCAACTACCGAGGAATTTTGGTGTATTCGCCAGTCTTCTTCTCTGGTTCTAAATACTCAATGACTATATAGTATTTACCAACAGCAGTTTGTGCACCTACTATTGTAATACCAAGCCATACAGTAACACCAGTATCAGTTTCAGATTGACCAGTAAATGTACCTGTTTTACCTGTTGCAGCATCCATATCAGCAGCAGACATAATCTCAGAACCACCAGAAGCAGTACCAAGAGTAGCTACGCCTGACGTGGCCATATCTCCAACAGTATTAACATGAACATAAGCGTCTGTAATAATAGAATTAGGTGGAAGGTCACACAACTGGTGGTCTCCATCTCCTAAAGGTAAATTATTATCATCCGTACCTTCTTCCAAAAAGATTGCAAAATAACTTGTACTTTTCTTTTGGAAGGCTTCATTTTGAAGTCTTAAGTCTGTATCAGCCATGATTACTGTACCTCCACATCAACAGCAATAACACCATAGTCAATTGCAGCGACTTTGGCTTGCTTATATGTTTCGTTTTCAGCAGACAACTTACACTTACGAGTTTCCATCCAGAACTCAACAGCTGATTCAGATTTAATACCAAAATCTTGAGACTCTTGATATTTATAATCTGGCTGTTTACCGAATGCAATTTGAAGTGCACTTCGACCCATGATAAGACCACGTGAATGTAGATTAGTTCCAGCATAATCAAACCCTGTTTGACCTGTCCAAGGATCAGAAGTTGGGTCAGTACCATTATACTGTCTTAAACCACAAATCTCAATCTCAGAAGCATTTAAAGTCCAACCAGTAGCTGCACCATCTGTTTGACCAAAGAAGTGATTTGCTTCAACAATCATCAAAGCACCAATTTGTCCAAACACACCTGAAATATTACGATTGTTCTGACCACGAATGTCAGAATCTTTCATAATAGTTTGATAACCATCAGTATCTTTACGTAGCATAGAAGCCATAGCTGAATCGATTACGAAAACCCATTTTGACATCATACCATACTTGCCATCTTTTCCTTTATACATAGTATAACCATCAAGAGGACGACGTATGCCACCAGTATCAAACCCATTAGAAGTTTTAAGAGTTTTCTCAATTTCAACCAACTGGTCGAATGTAAATGTTGTGCCAAGGTCAATGATATGAGTAGGAGCTTGAGCACCATCATCATTAGTTACCAGATTACCCTGAGCAGCATCGAAAATTGCCTGGTCTTTAAATCGAACAAACAAATCACCTAACTTATTACGTGAGTCTGAGTGTTCATTAATAGTTAAATCTCCGATATTAACACCATCGAATTTATCACCATTATCTACAACTAGACGATAACGATCAACAGTGATTTTTTCAGAGAACTTTTTCTTCTGCTCGCCTTTACCAAATGCCGTATCTTTACCTTTAATAGCTTTGCCAGAAAGGTTACCGTCATAATCAAATACAACAGTATGGCCAGTACCAGAGTTTTCATTGTTTTCTTGATAAACAATAGCATCTTTGGAATTACCAGTGAACGGAGTCCAGAAAGAAAGAGAGGAAGACTGAATCAAACCTTCACGCATCCACTTCTTGCGTTTAAGGTCGGACGTTAAACTGACTACAGCAGTAGACATATTCTCACCTCGTTTGAGTGCTCACTGCACTCATTAAATATTCATTAAGAGTACAGTGAATCCGAAAGTATGCTTACTACGGTGACTGTGATGGGTTTATTCAACCTGAATTTTATGCAGTAAACTGGAATTAAAATTCATTTAGAATACGTATATTATATCATATATATAGGAGGATTAAAATATTTCTTTTTCATATGAAGATGCTGCTGCTCTTGCTACCGCGTCTTCATCAGGTATACTACTACCACCCGCTTTATCAAAGTCAGGTTTCTCGTCAACTCCTTTACCTTTATCAATTACTTTATCTTTACTGACATATTTAACTACTTTAGCTATATACTCTTCAAAAGTAATTTCTCCTTTAGCTAATTGATTGGTTATACGTGGAGGAACGTCGTTATCTATCAAATCTTGAGTTATCTGAAGTTCAGGGTTAGCTTCATTGTATTCTTCAACTAGCCGAGCACGTTTATCTAACTCAGTTTCATTCTTTGCATCATCAGTAAGTTTAGTTCTCTTTTCTTTATGCGTTGTTCTTGCTACTTCTTTATATTCATCAATTTTAGTTTTCCAAGCATCAGGGTCAGAAGTTTTAAGTCCGTCAAGTTCTGTACGTTGTTCACTAGTTAGATTATTAATTGCTTCACCTTCCCATCCAGTAGCTAAAGCTTCATTTTCTGCTGCTAAAGACTTATTTGTATTCTTTTCTCTTGTAAAGGAAGAAAACGTATCACGTCTTCTTATTTCAGTGCGTGCAGCATACTGTAACTCTTCTGAAGCTTCAGTACCTTCAGGTAATGCTAGTTTACCGTCTTCACCTTTAACAAACTTGTCTGCTAGACTGTTTACTTGCTGTTCCATTGTAGAAGCTGCAGATTTATCATCCGGAGTGCTCATTGGTATTATCCTTATTTCATTAGTTGGACATATATTTTATATAAATTATTTACAAATGTACACATTTATTATATAATATTATCTTTAATATTAAGGACCCTGTATGCCTGTATATACTTTCTCTACTCAGACCAAGAAACCTATGGATGATAAGCTTGTACAACGTATTAAAGCTCACTGTCGTAAACACCATTTAAATTTCAGTGGTATCCTTATTGAACAATTAGCTAAGTATGAGGAGCAATTGAATGAAATACAGCGAAGAAGAGAAGTATAAAGCTCTCTCTTTATTAAACGATGGTAAAGAACCTCGTAATGTAGCTACTGAACTTAAAATACCTGTAACAACTATTATAAGGTGGAATAAAGAACTAAAAGAAGAAATAGCTAATGGTGGAATAAGTAAAATAATAGACTTAGACCAAGTACTTATAGGAGAAGTATTAACTAAAATAGTAGATGAAGAACCTATATTAACTGATGCAGCTAATGAATTAACTGCTAGTCTATCCTCATTAGAACGATTAAGTGAAGAATTACACACAACAGCTATGGTTATTAACTCCAGAACTAAAAGTATGGTGCATAGAGCTGAGACTGCGGCTGAACTAATAATGTTGGCTGAAGTGGTTTGCGAGATTCAGAAATCTTTCTTTAATACTAACTCTACTAATATTAATATACAAAATAATAATGGTGGTGAATCAAGATATAATGCATTCTTAGGAGATAAGCCAATCGATGCTTAGAATCACTGAGAATGAGTTCAATGAGATATATCCAGACCTTGCAGGCTTATATTGTCACTTCAATGACTCTGTACCAGTCGGTATATCTGATAAAGCCTTTGAAAATAAGTATTTAGTCTCCAAACTATGGCGATTAAATAACTTATACACCATAACTAACAAAGATGGTGACTTAGTTATCTTTAAGATGAACTATGCACAGCATAAAGTGTATGCTAAGTCTAGAAACCATCCCAGATTAATTATATTAAAGTCTAGACAGCAAGGTATTTCTACCATGTGGCTAGTTTCATACTTTGATGATGCCATATTCTGCAAATATATGAATTTAGGTCTAATGGCACAAGGTGCTGATGAAGCATCTACACTACTAGAACGAACAAAACTACTTTGGGACAAGCTAAACCCCTCTATTAAAGGCTTTCTTGGTATTTCCTTAAACAAAGACAATAGTAAGGAATTCAGTTTCTCCAATGAGTCAAAAATATTTATTCGAGTGTCATTCAGGTCTGCCACTCTTCAAAGGCTTCATATCTCAGAGTTCGGTAAAATTGCTAATCAATATCCAAAACGAGCTAGAGAGACTAAAACTGGTACATTACAGGCTCTGGGCAAAGGAAACACTGGCGTCATCGAGTCCACCGCAGAAGGTATTAATGACTTCAAAGATATGTGGGACAAAGCTGAGCTTGCAGAGTCATCTGGAACTATGTCCTGGAAAGACTTTGCACCAGTGTTCTTACCGTGGTTTAAAGACCCTGACTGCCATGAAGAAGTCGACCAAGTAATTGATGAAGAAGCATTCCAGTATTTTAAAAAGATGGAAGAGGAGACAGGTCATGTGCTTAGACGAACTCAAAAGAATTTCTGGATTGCTCAGAGAAGAGAACTTGAGGGTGATATATATCAGGAGTATCCAGCCACACCAGCTGAAGCATTTAGTGCCTCCAAAAATGGCTCCTACTATAGTACAGGTTTTACAGAACTTGTTGTCCAGAGGGACAGAGTGGTCAAAAATCTATATGACCCAAATCTACCTGTCGACGTATACTTCGACCTCGGAGTGGATGACTATATGGTACTTATCTTCACTCAGTGGTATAGAGGAGAGTATCGCATCATTGATGAATACTGGAACGACGGATACGGACTTAAGCACTATATTGAAGAAGCAAATGAAAGAGGCTATAATATTAGGAGTCTGCGTTTCCCACATGACATAGAAGTAAGAGAATTAACTAACTCTGATAAAAGAACCGGTAAAGCTAAAAGTAGACTGAAGTACTGTAGAGAGATAGTAAGAGAACTAAAGTTAGGTTGGTCAGTATCTAAAGTGAAGAAGGGAACTCTTGCTGATGGTATAGAAGCTGTGCGTCGTATGATACCTATGTTGAAAGTCGATGCACGTTGCACTTATATAATCTCATGCTTCCATAAGTATTCCAGAGAATGGGATGATAAATTACAAGTGTGGAAGAAAACTCCTCGGCATGATGAATACTCACATGGTGCTGATTGTTTGCGTCAAGTTGCTCAAGGTATAGTAGAATCTGGAGAATCTCATAGAAGTACACATGAACCCAAAGACAGACAAGTTAATAGAAGAAGCAGTAGTTATGACATATAGAGTAAATTTATTAAATTTATTAAGCTATTATACTAACTCACTTTTAAACCCATTCTCCCAAGGATTAGTCAAGCCCCGGACTGGCCCTAGCCCTCCTAATAATGCCATATGAGTATAAAACCACAGACTTCCAGAGCTCTAGACTTCTAGACATCCATTCACTATCGTAGCATTTTGTTACAATCTATATTAAATAACAGTGTACATTCAATCAAATTCATGATACTCAAGACTCTTTATATATATCATGTCTTGAAGCATCTTGTTACATTCTAATAGTGTACATTTATATAAGAATATGAGATAATCAATGTATTAAGTCAATAGCACTTAAACGTTCATTAACAATCAATTGTACGACCTTCATAGAGATATCTATTATCTCTCTAATCAAACTATATAAGTGAGAATAATCATGAGTAATATCAAAAAGCAGTTCGTATCTATCTTTAGTATCATTGAAACTAATAAAGATAAATTCTCTAAATCACTTTATCAGTCTCTTGTTGATGAATGTACAAGTAAGACACTTGCACAGACATTCAGAACTAACGATGATGGCGATTTAGAAGTATTTTGTTGGTATCATAAAGAGTGGGAGAATACAACCACTTGTGAGTATGGTAACAAGAAAGGTACTAAGACTGGACTCAATACAATGTGCAAACAAGGTGTAAGTTCATGGACTAAGCAACAACGAGTTCTTAAGTCTTCTAAAGAAAATCTCTTGACTCAAGTAATGAATGGTGACGTTCAACAAGATGAGTTAGTAGATTTAATGTATGACCTTGAACAAGCATCTAAAAAGATTGAATCTCGCAAGTAAATAACTAAGCCTCTTAAGTGAGGCTTTTTTATACCTAAAGATAAGTGGTGCATTTTTACTATAATACTATACTATTATTATATTATTATATATATATATTATTATATTATTAAATCTATAAATCTTATTAAATATATAAGTAAACCAATTTTAGACGTCTAAGCGTCTAAATACCCATATTATTATTCTTATGTAAGAAAACAGATTTATAGATTTAATAATAATATAATGTATATATTAGGGTAAACTGTGTATATCACCAACTTAAAATACGTTATATTGCAGAACGGAATCAAAAGATTAAATACTTTATTTACAATAACTATAAAGTATGAGATAATTTTATTATAATTTTAAATAATCAAAAAGGAATAAAATATGTTAATTATAAGAATAAAATCACAAGTAAGTAATGCAGTAATGGTTAAAGCTCATGTGCATTGCATAGACCTTGACCAAGCAATCATAACATTGTTTAATGAACCTTCATTACGAGGTCATACTGTAATTCTTCTTGGTGGTAATGATAACATGATTAGTATTGACGATATTATGTATGACTTATCTTGTGAAGAAAACTTTGACACAAAGATAAATAGTAATAATCTAATCAAACCAGAAGGTTTGATTAGATTATTCTTGACTTCGCAGGTTTAGCTATACTTATAGCATTTACTGTATTTGTAGTATTCACATATTCAAAGGAACCATAAGACAATGAAAAGACGAAGCTTACCTAGAGTTAAACGTATTAAGAAACCTTCATACTCAGACAAAGTAAAGAGCAATAACATGATGTATGGACCTCACCCACATAATAAGAAATTCTTAGTAGTTAAAGGAACAAACCATGAGTAGAGATATTCGTATCATTGCACAAGAAATAACTAAGAATTGGCATCATGTTTATTTTGTGCTAAGCCTTACCTCGAAGCGATGCACAGTCTGAATACACCAAAGGACTATTATGGTTTAGACAATGCATCCTCCATCATCATATATTTCTTAGCTAATGCAACAGCATGGAAAGGAGAAGTTGCAAGACGTGTTAAGAATGAACTAAAGGAACTAATAGAATAAGTTTCTATAAGCCAAATCTAATTGTCACCGATTTTTATTTATTCATTGATGTTAATATATCAAATAATATTTAAAATCGGTGACGGAGCTCACAGGAGACGAAAAATGACTAAATCATTGTTTCATCCAGTAACACCAGCAGGAACTGTTGTGACTGGTTAGAATCTGATACAGAAGATGAAGCATGGAATAAGCTGTTAGAAGATGCAGCTCATATGCCTTATAATGGTAAACAAGGATTCATTGACCGAGGATATACAGTTGAGAAACATAAATTTGTAAACATGGAGTATATTAAAGATGAATGAAGTTAGCCGGATAGTCAGAGTTATTAAACCTGAAGGGTTGTATGAGAACATCTATGACTGGATGATTCATCGTAAACAAGGCAGAACACTACGTGGTCATGCTGTGCACAGAGATACTCAAGAAGTGATACCAAATGTCGTGCGGTTTTTAGACTCTAAAAATATTGAAATAATTTCACTTTAACTATGTACTTTTATATAAAATCATTATATAATAATCGTCCTATATAAATATATAGAAAGAGTTTACTAATCCACTAACTATAAGGTACTAAATATTATGACAATTAAAAAAGCTTATGTAGCCATCGTCGAATTTCTCGAACAGAATGGTGAGAAGAAAGTTAAATCAGTTATTAAAGATGTAATTGCTATGGCATCAGCGAGAACTGGTGGAGGTGGTGGTAAAGCTACTGCTTTCCATAGAGATGAAAAATCACAAGTAGTAACTGCTGTTCGATGCTTCTACCATCGTTTATGGATGTCACCTCAAATTGTTGATTTTGGTGCTAAAGCATCATCTGCCACTGGCTTAAATAGTATGTGTAAAGATGGTGTATCAAAATGGACTAAACGTGACCGTGCTTATAAAGCAGGCAAAGAAGGTTTACTTGCTGACTTGATAAATGAAGAAGTTGACTTTAATCAAGCAGACCTTGCAGATGCAATGGCAGCACTTGAGACAGCAAAGACTCAAATCATTCCTCGTGAAGATGGTTATGGCTTTGAGACTTTAGAAGATTGTTTGGCTGACTTAGCCAATCGTTAGAATGACCGAGAAGTCATCTACGATACAGTCTTAAGCAGCAGAAGGTAAGCTTGCTTACCTTCCACTACTGAAAGATGGGACCGTGAAGTCCCATTATTTTTCTACATAAATATACATTATTGCCAAGGTACTTACATGCATAACTTAGACTTACTATTAATAGCAGGAGCAAAGGAAGAAGATTTATGCCAACAGTTCAACTGTACTCATCTACAACTAAGAACAAAAGCAAAACAACTCAACGCACCATTAAATTATCTACGTATCCCGCTATCTCTGCAGCAAGAAATAAGAAACAAAAGAGACTCAGAAGATTGGCCGAGAAAGAAGTTAGCCGCAAGATACTTCATAAGGTTGGACCAAGTGTTAGCGTGTTTTTATCACACACTAGCTAAGCCTCCACAAGAATTCGATGAACAAGAAGCATTAAACTTAGCTAATCAAGGTTATTCCTATAAACAGTTAGCTAAGCATTTCAAGACTACAACATATCAGATTAAAAAGGTAGTTCACAATATTAATAAGCATGGATTAACACCACAAGAATATCAAGCTTTAATAGAACAAGTATTAGAGCATAAAACAGTTAAAGACATTGCACGATATTTTAATCTTTCAATACAAGTGGTTTATCGTATACGCAACAGTCTTATAGTTATACCCGAACGCAAAGCACATACTAGAGTAAATACAATAAAAATTAAAGAACTGTATAACCAAGGATTAACTCAACAAGAAATAGCAGTAAAACTAAATACAACCCAGCCAACAGTGCACAGACACTTAAGGAAGACATAATGCATAGACCTATAATGAAAATATATAATAAAATAGTTATGACTGTACAAAACATAGCTAAACTAAAACAATTAGAAGCACAAATAACTAATACAGTGCAAGAAGCTAACGAACGGTCAGCAAAGATTAATAGACTACATTGGTTAGGTTGTGGCCCTAAATGGTCATTTGTTAGAACTATATCAGAAGCTACAAAAACTGTATGGATAAACAAAGCAGGTAAAAGATTATTAAGAGTTAGATGTATTGGTTTATTTCGTTGTAGACAAACTAATGAATTCCAAGAACGTACATTTTATCAACATCCTCATGCATTAACAAGGAGTTAATCATGCAGATATTTGCAAATGACTTTATAGCTAAGATAGTACAATTCTTAGATAGACCTAAGAAAGTTTATGTTGTAATATATACTAGAGATGAAAATAACTGTGTCATAGCAAAGAAAGAATACCCAGTAGAAACAGTATTTAGTCATACTAGTAGAGTTATGATACATTGTGAAGAAAGTCAAATGAAGGATATGCAATTATGAGCTTTCCATTAATGTTATCAGATGTTATGCCTTTTGGTAAACACAAAGATGTGCAAATCGAAGACCTTATTTATGATGAACCAAGGTATATGACATGGCTTGCGGAAGAAACAGATACTGACTTTGATATAGAAGTAACTAAACTAATGGAAGAAAGGAAACTAATATGAAGCCAGTAATATGTCCTCATTGTGATACTAAAGCTAAGTTAGTTAAAGGTACTAAGATATATCCACATAGAGCAGACTTACATAATAAGAATTATTGGTTATGTGAATGTGGTGCATATGTAGGATGTCATCCAGATTCTAAACAAGCTTTAGGTACACCAGCTAATATACAACTTAGACAAATGCGTTCGTATTGTCATAGAATATTCGACCCTTTATGGCGAAATACTGATATGTCAAGAGCTGATGCTTATAAATCATTAGCAGCAGGACTATGTTTAGAACGTCATAAATGTCATATTGGTATGTTTACAGAAGAACAATGTGATAAAATGATAACATATATAGAAGGACAAATGCTATGATAGACTTAGCTAAAATAAAAATAGGTGATAAAGTTCATTATTGTCCTTTTCATCTTCCAGAAAGTAAGTGGGAAAATGGTGTAGTAAAAGAATTACCTGACCATACAATGACTGCTGTACGAGTTGTTTATAACTGTGCAGGTAATTGGGATAACTTTAAAGACTATACAAGTGCATTAACAGATATTCGAGACTTAAGTTTAGGATGGAGAATTAACTAGTGAAGAATATCCAACCTTTCATTGACCTTGGGTGGCATACTGTACCATTACAAGGTCAATTAGTAAGAAAAGAGGATGGTGATAAAACGATACCACAGTTTGAGAAAAACTGGAAACAAAAGTATCGAGAGAAAATGAATAAGAATGCTACTGCTATTGGTGGTGTACTTACTGGTGAAGTCTCTAACATTATTGCCATAGACTGTGACAATGAAGTCACTTATAATTTATTCAAATCATTGGACCCTGATTATGAAACAATATTCATCTCAGAAGGTAAAGGTAAAGAAGCTGGAACATTCATTTACAAATATGATGCTGCTATTCCTGACAGTTTTAGTCCTACAGATGGTGATATTGAACTTGATGTGTATAGCGATAACGGTTTTGTATATTTACCTACCAAAGATAATGACTCTAAAAGAACTTGGACAACTATTCTTGACATAAAAGAATTACCAGCTACAACTAAATTATTATTGATGCAATTGCAGAAGAAAGTCATTAAGCCTAAAGAAACATATATACAGTCATCGCAGGCTAGAGCTTGTCTTGAACCAATACTTATACAATTTATAGGTAAACGAGGTGAGTTTATACCGTCATTATTTAAAGTGATTACTCCTCGAGATTTTAGACAACTTGAACAATATCAAACTAAAGGATTTTTGCATCCTCAGAACGTCCCAGATGGTCGTGGTAGCGAATATCTATCTAAAATAAGTGCTATCTTAGGTGCGGACGAAAGTGTCAATGAAGAGCTTTATATTGATTGTATGACGCATATAAATGACTTATATAATCATCCAATGGATGGTGAAAGACTTGATACAACTATCCTTTCACCAATGTTAGAACATAATGCAAGTATAGATGGAGTTCCTATCTGGCAATATAATGAACAATGGGCTGATGATAGATTTTCTCTAACTACTAAGCATGGTCTTATTATAGATGTAGCTTTTGATGACAGACGGAACACATATTATTTTATAGATATGACCAATGAGATACTCCATGGATTTGCTAAAGATACTGAATTCATGTCGTACTTAGAAGCAACAGTAAGAACTGAAATACCTAAGAAAAGAATAGTAAAACAGAAGACACCTATAGTACATATTCAATCTAATCCGTCTGTTCCGTTCGGCTTCTGTAAGAGTAGCACACCACAAGTATTAGCTTTCAACAGTTTTAAACCATCTGCTGAGTTAGCTATTATACAAGAACCTGAGGACTATAAGAAATTCTATAAGAAGCCAGAAGCTATACTTAAGTACTTAGAATGTCTAGTACCTAATGATGATGCACGGAATTATATGCTACGGTTTCTTAAGCGGAAGTTTCTTACTTTTGATTATAGTCCAGTGATACTGTACTTTCTAGGAGTTCCTGGTTCTGGTAAGGATACATTTGTTAGTATATTAGAAGAAATAATGTCCACTATGTCTAGACCTACTACTAATGAATTTCTAGAGATATATAATAATTGGATGTTAGACACATATTTTGTACAACTTGATGAATATGGTGACCAGCTTAGTCGTATGGCTGATAAAGAAATGGTTAAAGGTAAGCTAAAAGCATATACTGGTAAAGCTGGAGTTAGAATAAGAAATATGAGGCAAGCTAGCTATGACATTAGACATGCAATAACATTTATAATGACAGCTAATAAGAACCCGTTAATGCTTGATGACCAAGATAGACGGGTACATTTAATGGAAACTCCTAATGTATTGGAAATGCAACCGTGGTTTAACTCACAAATGTATGACCAGATGATGAGTGAGATTAAAGACTTCTGTTACTACTTAGCTACCGATGTACCGACTATGACTAAAGATGAGTATATGTCACCACCTAAGTCTGAATCTAAGCATCGACTAATTGCTGATAGTATGTTCGCAGCACAAAAGTTAGCTTATGCCTTCAAGCATAGCATGTGGAATTATTTAATAGAATTAGCTAAAGACCATGGCGCTGATAAGTTTGCTGATGGTATTAAGCATGGCAGAGTAGCAAGTGATGACTTAGAAGAATTATATGATGAGCTAACAGATTTTAAGGGAGATTGTAAGACAGTTAGAAAAATTCTCCGCAAAGAAGGATTCGCAGCAATACCAACTACTAAGCAAGGCCATAAGAGTTATTATTATAACTTAAAAATCAACCCATTCGAGGATAACTAAAATGTATGAAACAATGATAGACATAGAAACACTTAATACTACTAATAAATCAGTTATATTCCAAGTAGGTTTAATATTCTTTGATGATACTAAACAATATAAGTATATTTGGAATTTAGATATAAATGAACAACTAGAATTAGGTCGTACTATAGATGCTAGTACATTAGCATTTCATTTAAAAATACCTGATAATCTTTTGGATTCTATAGAAGAACAAAGTCATTATCCTATAATACCTTTTAAAGTAGAATTAGAAGATTTGTTCTTAAGATTTAAACCTGAAGCTTGTTGGTCTAAAGGATATTTCGATTTTGCTTTATTAACAGACTTATTGCACGGTAAAGTACCTTGGGAATTTTGGACTTTACGAGAACTTCGTACAATAATGAAAGAATGTAATGTACAACCTTCTAAAGAAGCTACACATAATGCTTTAGAAGACTGTAAAGACCAAATAGAACAATTATTAGAATGTAGGAGAAAGATAAATGAGAGAGCACAGACAGATACAAAATAAATCTGTTTGGACGAACTATATTAAAGACCATATGAGTAATGCAGTTGTGGTGGAAGGAGTCGGCCAAACAATATATCAAACTAATGATGGTGAAACTATAGCTGTATGGCAATCATTCGGCTTAGGCCACATTTATGAAGCAAGGGAGAAACAAAGATGAGTAAACAAAAACTTGAAATTATTATAGGTACAGAAGTAGATATAAGCCTTGCAGTTAATCCTGAATTTGAAGAAAGACTTATGGCTTGTATTGTAGACTTTATGGATGATATTGTAGAAAATGCTCCTGCACTTCCTATAAATTATACAGAATTAGAGTATGGAGAACTTGTTTAGCATTAAAAATTTAAATACTTTGTGTACATTTTATATAAGATATGATATAATATTCTGTCAGCTTGTAAAAGTTGAAGGATAGTAAGACTAAAAGTAACTTAACAGTAAATTGAGGTAACATATGACAAAATTGACAATTCAGAAAACCGTCTCTCCTAAAGGTGAGTTTGCTTGGGTTTGCATAACTGGCGAAGGTAAAGAAAACCTTTCAAAGAAAATGCAATATAAAGTAGACTTAATTCTCGACCCAAAAAAGAACGAAGTGCATCAAGCTTATATCGATAGCATTACGGACTATTGGAACGAAGTTAAACCTAAAGGATTCAGACGTAAACCTAAATCACTTGGCTGGATGTATTGTGACAATGTTCTCGATGAGGATGGTCAAAAAGTTGAAGATGATGAAGGTCGTAAAGTATACGATAAAGAAGGTCGTGTATCAATTTCGTTTAAAACATCTGTTGCATATCCTGATGGTTCAAATAAAGTTGTTAAAACCAGGAATGCTCGTGGTGGTGAAGTAAGTTTAGGTGATATTAAGATAGGTAATGGTACTATAGGTTATGTAGCAGGTGCTATGGATTTATATACCACTGACACTGGAGATGCTGGTGTTACATTCTATCTTGATGAGCTTAAAATTACTAAACTAGTCGAGTATAGTGAAGGAGCTGATTTTGGCGATGACACTGATGATGAAGATGGATGGACTGGTGAAGATATAGATGCATTTGCTGGTACATCAGAAGAATCAAAACCTAGACTATAACTAATTTGAGGCAATAATGCCTCATCTTTTGCCTGATGTCAGTACTGGCTACGCTACGCGCTTAAGCTAGCATGTTTGAGGAACTTTAAGCCTCCTCTATCGTAAGTACGGTCAGGCTCTTTTTAAAAACTACAGTGACATTCGGAGTCACTATAAACTGGAGATACAATCATGAACGAAGTAGACTCATTATTAGCACAAGACAAACAATTCCAAATCATCGCTGTAAGATTTCCATTTGATTATTCACCTGTAAATAATTGTTATTATAACTCTAGAAAATATCACTATAAAACTATTTTAGATGTTGAAGAAGGTGATACAGTTATTGTATGTGTTAATGGTCTTTATAAATCTGTATTAGTTGTAGATACGCATATTAAAGCATCAAGATGTCAAAATATTAAATGGGTAGTACAAAAAGTATGTGATAAACAGTATGAAAAGTGTATTAAAGTAGAAAAAGAATTGCTTCAGCATGTTAGAAAAAATAGTTTAAGTAGTTTAGTTAAAAAACTTATTAAAGAGTTAAGGAGAAGTTAATGGAAGAATACACTATAATTGGAGTACGTTTTAATAAGTACAGTCCTACTTATCATTATAAAACTAATGAGGAGTTTGAAGTTAAAGATTTGGCTGTAGTAAAAGCTCCTGATGGTTTTAAAGTAGTAGAAGTTACTCATATTAATGTTGACGAAATTGAAAACCCATCATTTAGTGAGTATAAATGGATTGTTCAAAAACTGGTAGACCAAAGACCTAAGGAGGATGAATGCGAACGCCCTACAAGATTGTAAAGCTTGAAGACTTAAAGCTTGATAAATCTAAAGACATTGGCTTTGATATAGAAACGTGCGGGTTTTATCAAAAGATAAGACTTGCACAGTTTTATCAAGAAGGTGATGAGTATGTACAAATGGTTGAATGGCCAGACCCAATATTGCTTGCTAAGTTGGTAAATAACTATAATTTATTAATACACAATGCTCATTATGAAATAACCACTATTCAACAACAAACAGATACACGTTGGATACCTAAACAATATGCATGTACATTCTTATTAGCTCGACTTGCTTTACCTAAAGATACTGAGTTTAGCTTAGATGCAGTTATATTAAGTGTTCTAGGACATGACCCTTATGTTGACCAACATTTAGATAAGAAGAAGCTACAAAAAACTAATTGGGAAGCAGCTTATTTAACTGAAGCACAAAGATTATATGCTGCTACTGATGTATATTATATGCCTCAAGTATACGAAGCAGTTAAATGTGCAGAAGAAGAGTATAACTATAAATTAGACATATTGATTCTTGAATATTGCTTAGATTTTCAATGGAATGGTATGCCATTGGATATAGACAGATTAAATACTAGATTCCGTGAGAATGAAAAGAAGCTTAAAGAACTAGCTTGTCCAATTAATTATAATAGCTGGCAACAAGTACGTAAATGGCTAGACAGTGACCAATCAGATGATATTGCATTAGCTCGTATGGAACTTAATGGCAATGAAAGAGCTAAAATGATTAGAACTTGTCGTAAGACTGCTAAGCAAAATTCATTTATTAAGAAATATTTATTAAGGGATGATGTCTTATTAGGTAAGTTTAAACCATCAGCTAGGTCAGGTAGACTAACATCAAATGACGAGAATTTACAACAGATACCTCGTAAACTAAAAGGATGTTTTTCTGCTAGACCAGGTAAGGTTTTAATTTATGCTGATTATGCTCAGTTAGAGTTAAGAACTATTGCTGCTATTGTTAATTGTACACTTATGGTACAAAAGTTCAGAGAAGGCGTTGATATTCACAATTTCACAGCTGAAATGATATTTGGTATAGACTTTACTAAACATCAAAGACAATTAACTAAAACTGCTAATTTTAACTTTCTATACGGTGGTGGTATTGCTGTATTTATTTCTATTCTTATTAAAGAAGCAAGTATTTGGTTAAAAGACCGTGAAGCTTATTCACTAAGAAAGAAGTGGCGTAATCTATGGAGTGAAATATATGCCTGGCAACAGCGTGGTATTACTGCATGGGAACGAGGCAAGATATGGTCTACACCATTAGGTCGACAGTATGTTGGCAAGATGATGACAGACCAGTTGAATATCCAGAACCAAGGAGCAGGTAGTGAGGTAGCTAAGTTGGCTCTTCATTATATGTATCCTGAAGGTAGTAAGCTTGGAGACCTCTGTGACTTCATCCATGACTCATATATATGGGAATGTGATGATGACCCAACTGTCTATGAACCCTTAGCTCAGATTGTTGCAGATGCAATGCAAGAAAGTTGGACAGAAATGTCTCAGCTATTCAAAGTCAAAGACCTTCCTATGCCAGTTAATGTAAGAGTAGGTACAAACTGGGGAGATATAGAAGACGGTCACTTTATATGGGAGTTAAATCAATGAGCGGAAAAGACTTAATAGATTATATTTGTTCACAGTTAATTTTAGATGATATACTTTGTACTGATTCTAATATTATAACTTATTTACGTAATATGACAATGCAGGAGTTAAACCAATGAATATTAAAGATATGAACAAAGCAAAAATATTAGCAGCATTATATAATAATTCTAGACCTTTAGGTATGGGATTTCTTCAAGCTACACCAGAAGATATGACTGAAGATGAAGCTCAAGCTTTATTAAATGAGGGTCAAGCCTATTTTGATTATCTTAAAGGTCGTGTAATGAAAGTAGACTTAAGTAAAGATGAGTTATTTACTGGATTATATAATCGTGATAATGGTCCTAATCGTTGTGAAGAAATAATAGAAGGTTTAACATTATGACAGTTCAAAAGTTTGAACTTCATTATGCAGACTTGATTAGTAAGATATTGTGTAAAGGTGAAAAGAAAGATTGTCGTAATGGTTATACTAAATCTGTTTTTGGTGAGAGTATTAAAGTCGATATATCTGATGGTTCTTTTCCTCTTATACAAGGACGTAAGATGTATCCTGAAGGTATACTTGGTGAGTTTGCTGCATTTGTACGAGGACCTAAACATGTTGATGACTTCAAGAAATGGGGTTGCAATTATTGGGATTTATGGGCAGATAAAGATGGCAACTTAACTATTGACTACGGTAATGCTTGGATAGCTAATGGACAGTTAGACTGGCTTATTAAGACTCTTAAGACTAATCCTAATGACCGTCGAATGATTATTAATGGTTGGAGACCTGAGAGATTAAAATATCTTAGCTTACCTTGTTGTCACTATTCTTATCAATTTCATGTCAATACTAATGGTGAGCTAAATATGATATGGAATCAACGGTCTGTTGATATGATGATAGGCTTACCTGCTGACTTTGTATTAGCAGCTATTTGGGTTATTATATTAGCTAATGAAGTTAATCTTAGACCTGGTACTATTACAATGATGTTGGGTGATTGTCATATATATGATGAACATTTAGACCAAGCTGAAATGTATATTAATAATGTTTATCGTTATCTTGGTAACTTACAAATGTCTATCCCTTTATGTGAATTAATTGCACCTGTAGGCACTCCTATGATTCAAATGGAGCCTGGATGGTTTGGTATTTTATATGAGAGTATGGACCCTATTAAGTTTTTACTTAAGGAGTAACTAATGCAAGAAATATATGAACGAGTAGCTAAATGGAATAAGCTTCGTTATGAACGAGAATATAATGAAGCTTTAACTTTTAGCTTGTTACAAGAAGAACTTAAAGAATTCTATGATGCTAAGAATGTTGTTGAAGAAGTAGATGCCTTATGCGATGTAATGTTTATTGCTTTTGGTGGCATTTGGAAATTGGGTGAAGATATAGATGCTTGTATGGCGCATGCAGTTAAAGTTGCACAAGGATTAATCAATGTGCAAGAATTAATGCCTGCTTATTACATCCCAGCTTTTATGGGAGCTAGTGCTATAACTGACTATCCTCAAATGACTATGCTATGTGTCACAATACAGTTAGCTGCTTCACAGTTAACAGGTTATGGTTTAGACAGGAAGGGCGTTGAAGAAGTATTACTTGCTGTCTGTGACTCTAATGATACTAAGTGCGCAGAGAAAATACCAACTGATTCTAAATATACAAATCAAGGTAAAGGGGATGACTATATATCTCCTAAACTTGCTATAACTAATATATTAAGGAGTAAGAAATGTCTATCGACAGTACATTAAAAGAAAGAAGTCGCTATGGACCATTTGAAAGTCATTCTGAATTAAGTCAAAAACTTAAAAAATGTATGGTTAGTCATCATGTGACTAATTGGGAGAAATTACCACCTATTATAAAAGAAGCTCTTGAAATGATACAACATAAAGTTGCTCGTATACTTAATGGTGACCCAATGTATGGTGATAATTGGCATGATATACAAGGTTATGCAAAACTTGTAGAAGATTGGATAAATCCTCCAATTACTACAATGCCACCAGACCTTGAAACACCTATACCTATAACAACTGTAATAAATGTAGATTTAGCTGAAGAATGTATTTGTACAAAATTTACAAAATCATTTCATGGTTGTTGTGTTGAATGTGGAGGTATCGTAATATGAATAAGTGGACTAAGCGCTTCATTGCTATAGCTCATGAAGTTGCTACTTGGAGTAAAGACCCTAAATGTCAAGTTGGATGTGTTATAGTCTCACCTGACAAAAGGCAATTTACTGTTGGTTATAATGGCTTTCCTAAAGGTATTAAAGATTTAGATGGACGACTAGCAGATCAAGTGTATAAGAATAGTATTACTGTACACGCTGAACTTAATGCTATACTAAATGCTGGTACTAATCTTGAAGGCTGGACATTATATACTACTAAGCCATTATGCGTAAATTGTGCAGCAGCTGTTATCCAAGCAGGTATAAAAGACATAGTAATGCCAAATGTAGCTGAAAATAGTGACTGGAAAGCTGAAAATGATGCTGGATATCTGCTTTTAGTTGAAACGGGCTCCAAAATCATCCGTTACGACGTTTTATATTCTAGCCCAGACAAACATATCTAAAACTATTTAAATCTCCGTCACGGACGACACAGGAGACGAAAATTTACGAAATTGATGATTAAACGTACTATAAGAGGCAGTTATGCATAAGATAGAGGATATAAATCATAAACAATTGTATGAACATATAGAAGGTGACAAGTTAGACAAATTATTGTTCTGTGTTTATTGCGGTGACTTGGCTACTGAACGTGACCATGTGCCACCTAAGACTAGAATAGACGATTATAGAGCCCAAAGATTAAAGTTTGAATTGTTTATAACAGTGCCTAGCTGTAAACATTGTAACATTATTTTAGGTGACGAGTTAGACCTATCTATAGTCAGCAGAATAAATAGACTTAAGGAGTACTTAGAGTTAAAGAGGCCTAAAGATAACCCTGTATGGACAGTTAACGAACTTATAGAACTCGATTATGCTTTAAGAGAGTCTGTTATACAAAAGTTAAAAGACGAGAAGAATATAGTAAAGAAAATAAAGTATAACAAAGGTTTATACGAAGTTTTACAAAACATAAACCTAATATACGAGATTAACTTTGAACTTGATACATAAAGGAGTAAATAATGACTATTAAAATCAATAATACGGACATCCGTATACGACCCTCTGCAGTTGATACATTCTTTCAATGCAGTTATCAATGGGGTAAGGTATTCTTAGAAGGTATAACGTCCATACCTAACAGTAGAGCAGCTATCGGAACAAGTATCCATGCAGCAGCAGAAGTGTATTGGACAGAAGCAATCAAACGAGGAGATAAAGAAGATACTAATTTATCTGCTCTTATTGATGCAGGAGTTGAAGCTTGGAAAGAAGAAGAACAGAAAGGTATGCGGTATGGAGATGGTGAGAATCAGAATACTTGTACTGCTGAGATTATAACTGGTACAAGTACTTTTGTCGATGATATTGTACCATTTTCTAAAATACCTGATGGAGTTGAAAAGTTCTTTACAGTTAAGATAGACCATCAGTTGGTTACAGAACTTGGTGGTACTGTAGACTATATTTCTAATACAACTATTGCTGATTTAAAGACTGGTAAACGTAAAGCTTCAGTTAGAAATTATACAACACAACAGTCTATCTATCGATACTTAGCTCAAGAGAATGGTATTAATGTGCAGAATAACTTAATTCAAAATGTTGTTCTTAAGAAAGTACCCGAAGGTCAAATCTTAGGTATGCCTACAAACGTCCCACAAGCTAAACATCTGATTAATTCTATGTTAGACACATTAGACTTAGTTCTAATGGATGTAGTACCAGTTGAAACAATCTTACGTGGTAATCCTAAATACTATTTATGCTCAGAGAAATATTGTGCATTATATAGTACTTGTCCATTCATTAAAGAAGAAGCACCAGAAGCGGTTAAGCCAGGAGTGAAGTTATGATACATGCAAGAGAAGACTATAATCGAATACAAGACCCTGCTAATAGAATTGGTGAAGATGAACCAGTATTTCTTATTAGAGCTAAAGATATATCAGCGGTAGAAACTCTAGAATGTTGGATAAGAGCTAATGAGGCTAATGGAGGAGACCCAGTATTAAGTAATTTAGTTAGAGACCATAGAGACCTTATGATATATTGGCAAGATAAGAATGGTCGTAAACCTGCAGATATAACACCTTCTCAAGTAATAGGAGAATTAGAATGAAAATTAACTATGACTTATATGTAATTGCAAAACCTAATCCATCTTTTGGATTAGTAGAAACTGAAGGTCCTTTTGTTTATACTGTATGGAATACTGATATTAATGATGTAGATAAAAACTATATATTAGTGTATACTCAACCTGGAATGAGTTTAGATATACCTGATAGTATAGATATGGTGAGTAAAGCAATAGAATCTTTTGAAGATGCCAAAGAAAAACTACAAGCTGAATATCATGTAAAGAAAACAGAAATTGAAGATAAGATATCAAAACTTTTAGCTATTGAGCATAAACCTGAAAAGCCTATAAATAGTCCCAGACAATTAGGTATACAAGCTTATAATGAAGGTAAAACTTCTTCAGATAATCCATATATTGTTAATACACTAGACCATGATGCTTGGGCTCAAGGTTGGTGTGACATGGATATTCCCTTTTGAAGCCTTGGGCACATCAAAGCGAGTTAAGCAAAGAAATTATTCCAATCATAAAGGAGCATATGATTGCTTATCTCGCATGGGAAGAACGCACAGGTAAAAGTTTTACTGCTTTATTAGTAGCAGAAGATATTAAAGTAAAAGACGTTCTAATAATAACTAAGAAGAAAGCATTAAAAGACTGGAGAACTTTACTTAAAGAAGCAGACTTAACTAAGAATTATAAGCTTATTAATTATCATCAAGCTTGGAAACTGTGCGGTAACTATGACCTCATTATATTAGATGAGGCTCATAACTATCTTTCAGCATATCCTAAGATTGGTGCTACAGCTGAGCAGTTAAAAGAACACCGTAAGAATGGTACTTATAATAAGAGTATATATGATGCAGTTAAAAGGTTAGCTAAAGATAAACCATTATTATACTTATCAGCTACTCCATATGCTCAAGGTCCTCAATTACTGTATCATCAGTTTTCTGTTAGTACTTGGTCACCTTGGAATAAATACAGTACTTTCTATAATTGGTTTAGAACTTATGGTGAACCTTATACAATTGAATTAAGAGGTAGGGAGGTAAATCAATATGATAGGTGTCACGTTGACATGGTTGTTGCTTGTTGCGAGCATCTTTTTATTACTAAAACGAGAGCAGAACTGTCCTTCGAACATGAACCGGTGGATGTTATGCATAGCATTAGTCTTTCTTCTAATACTAGAGCAATATACAATGAGCTTATAGAACATGATATGGCTTTTATTGATGAACTGCCTGAACCTCTTATCTGTGATACTACAACTAAACTAAGATATGCTCTGCATATGCTAGAAGGTGGTGTAGCTAAGTTAGATAAGCGATATTTTACATTATCTAATACAGAGAAGATTGATTATATTAAAGATAAGTGGGGAGACCATAAAGACTTAGTTATAATGTACAACTATATTGAAGAGCAGAACAAACTACGTGACCATTTTGAGCATGCTACTATATTACAAGCAACAAGTTTCTCTGAAGGTGTAGACCTCAGTATGTATAAGAATATGGTTATATACAGTCAAGACTTTAGTACAGCAAGACATACACAAAGGCGAGCTAGACAATGTAATATGAATAGAAAAGAACCTATTAATATACATCATCTATTAGTTAAGAAAGCAGCTAGTTCACAAGTATTTAAAACAGTATCAGTTAACAAGAAAAACTTTGTTGACTCAGTATTCGAAAGGGTAACAATATGAAAAAAGTACAACAAAAAGAAGTCAGTAAAACTACAGGTGATTGTATGAGAGCTGCAATAGCTAGTGTATTAGAACTTGAACTTGAAGCTGTACCACATTTAACTAAAACACCTGAAATTAAATGGTTTTCTGTAATGTATTACTTTTTAGTTTCTTATGAATATCTTTATTGTGGTATGTGGTATCCTAATCAGAGTAAACGGAAACTATTAAAACGTAATTCGTTCAATGGATTCTACTTAGCTTCAGTAAATAGTAGAACATATGAAGGAATTACTCATATGGTTATAATAAACAAAGATTGTAAAGTAATACATGACCCTCATCCATCTAAAGCCTGGCAAGACGAACAATTAATAGGTAATAAAGATTTTAATAGTGCATATAAATTTAAGAAAATGAATAGTACAGATAAAAACTATTGGCATTACTTATAGGAGTATAATATGATTCCGATGAAACCACACCGTAAAGTACCTGAACTTGACACTTTAGAATATCCATTATTAGCATCACCTAAACTTGATGGTATTCGTTGTGTTAATGTTGATGGTGTCCCTTTATCATATGAACAAAAACCTATACCTAATAGATTTATAACAGATATGTTATTAAGACTATTAAAATACTATGATTTAGATGGTGAACTTATGATTGATGGTGATTTTAATCAAGTGCAATCAGTTGTTATGAGTTTTAATCATTTAGAAGAAGAAAAGTTCTATTTAAATGTTTTTGATAATTTTGCTTGGCCTAATAAACCTTTTTATCACAGATTAGAAAGTGCAAGAAGAATAGTTAATATTATTGATAGTAGACATGTAAGATTTGTTGAGCATATACTTATTCATAATCCTAAAGATTTACAAAAATACTGGGAATTACAAGTTGACAAAGGCTATGAAGGTGTAGTTACTAGAGCTGTTAATGGTATTTATAAATTCGGTCGTAGTACTATTAAAGAAGGTTATGCTCGTAAGCTAAAGCATTTTGATGATGATGAAGGACTTATTATTGGTTATGAAGAACTTATGCATAATCTCGATACTTCTACTAATAAGTTAGAAAATCAACTTCCTGGAGATACTTTGGGTGCTTTGATATTATCATGGCAAGGTAAGACAGTTAAAGTAGGTTCAGGTTTTAGTGCAGAAGAACGAGCAAGATTGTGGGCAATTCGTAATGACTTATGTGGTCAGCGGGCTACATTTAAGTTCCAAGGCGTTAGTCGTTATGACATCCCACGTTTTCCAGTATATAAAGCAATAAGGAGAGACTAATGACTGCTACTATAACAGAAATAATTCCAAGAAATAGACCAGACTGGTTTAATAAAGCTATGGAAAATGGTAATGTATTTACTGAAACAATAGAACGAGATAAAATGCTTATAGCAATTTGGGAAGCTGCTACTGACTATAGAATGGTAGAAGATAATGAAGAATTTGCTGAAGGACTTGGAAGTTTAGAATTCTTAAAATGCAAATTAGACAAGGCAATAGCAAATTGGGAAGAGTCTGATGATTAGACTTGCTATAGCAATGATAAAGTATAACCCAGTAAAGAAGGAGAATAAAATGAAATGGGAAAGAATTGATATTGAAACTAAGCGAGCTAAGATTACTGGAGGTTGGCTTGTAAAGACTGGACCTTGGTGGAGTAGGTCTATATGCTTTGTAGCAGACAATGTACATAAGTGGAAATTATGAGTGAAGCTAAAGAACAATCTAAAGTTCTTAAGTGGCTTAAAGAAAATGGCTATTGGGCATTCAAGACTATAGTATGCAATCGTAAAGGTATTATGGATATTATATGTTGTTCACCTAAAGGTCAGTTTATTGGTATTGAGATGAAGTTTGGAAGTAACAAGTGTTCTAAGCTTCAAGGCTGGAATATAATGGAAGTAGTTAAACGCGGTGGTATTGCGTTCGCTGCTTGGAGTTTACAAGACGTTAAAAAACAGTTGGAGAAAGAAAATGACTACTAAAGTTATAGTTCATTGTAGTGACTCACCTGATAACAGGGCTGATATAGATGCTGAAGAAATACACCGTTGGCATACAAAACGGCGTTGGAGTGGTATTGGCTATCATTATGTAATTAAACGAGATGGTATTCTTGAAAATGGAAGACCTGAATATTGGACTGGAGCTCATGTAAGAAGTCATAATAAAGATTCAATAGGTATATGTATGATTGGTCGTGAACGATTCACCACGGAGCAATTTGATACGTTATTTGACTTAATTCAAGACTTAAATAGACGACATTTAGGAATATCGTTATTTAGTCATTTTGAATTGGATGATAGAAAAACATGCCCTAACTTTGATGCTAGAGCATGGTACGAAAAAAGACTTAGTAAATAGGTTGTTTAGAAGGAGTCTTCTTTCTAGAAGACTTCTTTTTCTTTTTAACTGTCATATATTTTTACCTGCCCAAAAAGCAGGTCCTCCCCATTCTTGTACAGCCCAATAATACTTACTTGCTCTACGTCTCATTAAGGCTGTTGGTTTCCACCATTTATGTGATTGTGTGTCAATTATTCGAACCATATTATTACGCATAACTCTATCAGCTTCATCTTTATCTTCTACAGTTCTACCTTCATTATACATAAAATCATGTATATGACAAGCATAACCAATATAAGTACCATAAATTTTATCTGGTACAAAATCAAACTTAGCATTAGCTGCACCACAACCATTACATATTTCCATAAGAACAGTAATAGGTGAATTAAGAAATGAAGCAGGTGCAAATAATTTACCTTGTGTAGCTAATAATTTAGCTTTAATAATTTGAGCTTCTTGTTTAGTGTCCATTAATTAATACATCCACTACTGTACAAGCTGGTACCCAAGCAGGGTCTATTAAATGTATAGAAAACAAAATAATTGCTCTTTCACTTGCTTTTTCTTCTGTACAATAGTTCTGTTTTAATTCTATAACACTTCTTGTAATATCACCAAACTGATAATTTGCACAGCTAGTTAAAGCTAAGCATAATATTAATGCTTTAAACATTATTCACTCCTTAAGAACTTAAACCAAATACGAATCTTACCAGCTGTTAAAACTGCAGCCACTATGGATAAAATAACATCACGAACAGCAGTAGACTTGGTAGTGAAAGTAGAAGCAGTATTATCGCATAAAGTATCGTGATACCCAGCCGCAAAAGAAGCGTCATCAAACGCTGTAGCTGCTTTAATACCTGCTGCATCATCAATGTCTACTCCTAAAGCTATTGTTGCAGAACCGCCTGAAGTAGGCGCAGTTATTACTTCATACCAAGCTTGAATAATAGTTGCATCATTAGGTATAGTTCCTAAAGCAATATCACTAACAGCTCCACCATCTACATCAAAGTCGTATAGTACAGATTTAAAGCCTTGATTACGAGAAGAGAATCCAATTTCTACCCAGAAAGCTGCACCTGTATTAGAAGCTACACCTGTTGTAGCTAAAGGGTCATAAGTATATTCAATATACTCAGCAGTACCATTATATACTCTTGCTCTAGTAAATACAGTAATGTCTAAATTTTGCATTTCTAGTTCAGTTAGTACAGCATACGGTAAATCTAAACTGCCTTCATTAGCAATTACATTATTTCTGTCTTGTGAGACTTCTCCAACGCCTTGCTGAAGGTCTCTCATTCCAATAAGATTCTTTCTTACATTTCTAGTAGGCATTATAGCATCTCCACTCTATCCGAACCTAGTAATTTAGCTCTATAACCTTTTCGCTTAAGAGCTTCGTTTGTAGCTTTAATATCTGATTTATGTATTCCATTTAACTGCTGAAGTCTTGTAATGTCATCAGGACCTGCTATTCTAGTACGATGCATTCTAGTCTTAGTACCAGTACCCTTAAACTTAAATGTCTTATTGCCTAATGTACCATATAACTGTACATACTCATTAGTATCTTTAGGAGCACGTGCTGCAGCAGTTTTCTGTAATTCTTGAACTCTATCAGCTATATCAATATTATCGCCTACTTCTTTCATAAGAGCTCTAGCAGACTTAACATCTAAAGGATTCTCTAATAATTTAGTAGTTCTCATCATTAAAGCTAAAGCTCTACTTTTTCGTGTAGGCATATGTTCTTTAACTCTTCTAAACATTACATTAGCAAACTCATATTTAAGTCTTGCTACAGGGTCAGTAGTTAAATAACTTTGATTCTTAGGTATTGTTATAGTACCTGTCTGCTGAGCTAATGGAATATCGTTTAAAAATACTTGAGCTAATTTATCAATAGCACCTTTCATCTGTCTAGCTTCTTTAGTTGTAAATGATATTTTAGCTAACTCTTCTGACAACATTGGGAAGTTAGTAGCACGTAGACCACCTTCTAAACCAGCTGTATACTTATTAGTCATATGATTCAATACAGCACCTTCAGCTTTTTCTTGTGCTGCTTTAGGTAACTTAGAAACTACATCAGTCCATGTCTCATCTACAGAAGTAATATACCTTGATAGATTCTTGACTATCTGTTCTTCTGTTATACCCGGCTTACGTAAAGCTTTAGCTAACATATTCTTTTCAAGACCTTTCATTTGTGCATATTGTGAATTAGCTTTCTTCCAGTCTTTCTTCCACTGCTCAGGATTCTCTAATACAACGTCAGCACCTTCATCAATCATTTCATCAATCTTAATAATCAATTCTTTAAACTGCTTCTGCTCTGAAGCTTTCTTAAGACCGCGACCAAATCTAAAACCATTAATAGTCTTACGTAAGTCTAATAAGTCTGCAAAGGACCTACCATCTGCTCGTTCTTTAATCTTATTCATCTTAAAGACAAATCGCTCAGAAGCAGCTAAATCATCTATTTTAGAAGCCATTAATTTCAATACAGGTTCAACACCTAATTTGTGATAATTAAATGAATATGCATTGACATGAGGAGACTGAGCTGCTTGTTGTTTGGTCTGCTCAAAGAAGTCTGATACATCATTAGTATAATTAACTAAATCTTGCTTCATTGTCTTACCAAAGTTCTCATCAGTAAGCTCAGAAGAAGTTTTAAGTAAATCTTTAGCTCTTGAGTCAATATCTAATGCTACTGTTCTATGTGCAGCTGGGTCTATATCACCAGCAACACGCATAATTTCTTCACCACCAGGTTGTGTCAATACAAATGAAGCAATGTCTTTATCAGTAGTCTTACCTGGTACAGTAGCAACTCTTTCTAACTTATTAAGCATTTCTTCAGCTGCATCGTCAGTTATCTTAAGTTCTTCTCTAAGAGCTATTCTAGCACCTTCTTTATTACCTGCTAATAGTTTCTTCCAAGCACCTCTGGTATGCTTTACAGCACCACCAACAGTCTTAAATAAACCCATACCAACTAGCTCGCCAAAGACTGATAATTGAGATTCATTCATAGCATTATGTGCATATGTAGTCCATGCTAACTCTTCATGCATATTCATTGAAGCTTTAGCTGTATCATATATAGAGCCAGCAGCAGCACCAACAGCACCACCAACAACAATCGCAGCACCTTTAGCTAAAGGATGAGGTATTGGTAATCGAGAAGCTGCTAAGCCTCCAGTGACTGCACCTGTTATAGCGCCTTCTTCTGCTTTTAAAGAATCCCACATTCCTTCATCGACTCTTGATTTAGTTCCATCAGGATTAGTCATTACCCAATAGCCTGCATCATAACCAGGAACACCAATATCAGGGTCAGGTGCTATATCACCATATTGATTAGTTAAACCAGCTTGTGCAGGGTCAGGTGCTCCTACCCATTCAAAGTCTAAATTAAAGTCTTCTGACATACGTTTAGCAAAATGTTCTCTATAAGCTAGTTCAGCTTGAGATGCTAATTTTTCTGACTCTTTATTACCGAATAAAGCTGCAGTACGAGTAAAGTTAGACTGTAAGTTAGGATATACAAATTTATAGTTAGCCATATATTGACTAAGTGTCATATCATTAGCAGGGTCAACCATAGTTTCGTATGCATCAACCTTACCTCTTAGCTGGCTATAAATTTCTTCTTCAGCTTTATCCATAGTAACTGGAGCAATGAATGACTTGAACTCACTACCACGCATAGCAGTTTCTCTAGCGCCTAGAAGACTTGTATGAGCAGACTTAACTAAACCTTCAGGTAGTTCTTCTAATCCCATCATAGACATAGCTTGAGATGGGTCCATTTCACTTAAGTCATCGACTGATTCAATCTGAGGTAGTTGACCAACTAAGTGAGACCGTATAGACTCTGTATCAATACCTTTAGAGTATAGATTACGAATACCAGTACCTTGAAGTATTGCTTTATCAATATCATCTTGGTCTTCATCTTCCATCTCTAGTCTTATTTGGTCTTCAGTCTTACCATCTTCAAATGCTTTATTAACATTGAAAGCTCCGACAATAGGAGACTCATATAATTTATATTCCGACATGTTTTTTAATCTCCTCCATTGTAAGACCTGCATCTAACAATCGTTTAACACTTGCTTGCTTCTCTTCAAAGTCTTTTATAAAGCCTTCATCTTTACCTTCTTTACGTAACTGTTCATGTGCATCTTTAGCTTGATACAAAGCAACAGCAGCAGCTCCAGGAGAAGAATATAGACTAAATCGAATATCTTTACCTTTCTTTGGTTTAATAATAGCATACTTAGTTTTTGGTCTTGTTGTAATAGCTGTTAAACCATTTAATAATTCTACAGTACTTATTAATCCTTGTTTATACTTTTCTATATGATTAATAGCTGTCTTATTATCTTTAAATAAGTTATTTTTCTTTAATTCTTCAACCATATCTTTAAAAGGTCTAGATTCAGGTCCCCAAAGGTCTGCAATATTATTTACCATTCTATGCATATCTGTTACTTGTTTAGGCGTTTTTAATAAGGGCTGAGGAGTTCTACTTGGAACTTCTTTCATTTCAAAGTCTGAACCTGACGCTCTTGCTATTTTGCGCATTTGTGGTACTACTGCTTTCTTATACCAATCTTTAACTCCAGTACCTCTAGCTAATTTATCATCAACTTCTCTACCACTTATAGGTATAGCTAATTGTTGCCGACCATCATTCAAGGCTTGCACTAGTTCTTTTTCAATAGTTTTACGAGCCCAAGTCTTCTCAAAAGGAGAAATAGGAGGTGCAGTACTATCTAATACACTAGCTATATCATCTTGTAGTTCATCTGCAGACATAGAAGGTAAACCTGTACGTTCTAAAAAGCCATCATAGTCTACTTGTAAATCTGCTGTATTATCTCCAGCTGCTTCCCATCGATTTATAAAAGTACCTAACCATTCTACTTGTTCTTCATTAACTGGAACACCATTTAAAGTAGCTTTTTTTATTTCTCCTTTATAACCTGATTGTCTACCTTTTTGATGAAGGTCTGATTGTATTTCTTGAAGGACTCTTGTTGGAGTACCATCGAATGTATCATCAAAGCTTCGAGCATGCATAAGATAGTTATCTTCAGAGCTAAAATGTGGTGCATTATAACGAGATTGACCTTTAGCTAATCTATGCATTTGAGCAACAATATTAGTTGGATGTGTACCTTCATTTAGTTCATCAAATATTCTAGCTACTGTGCCTTCATCAAATTGTTCAAGTAATATTTTATAAGCATTATCAGTACTAGTACCTTCACTAAACTCATCAAGTTTTTCTAATGCTTCAGAGGTCTTAAATATAGCATCACCTTTTTCTTTAGAGAACTGAGGTTTATTAGGGTCTATACCCTTCTGTCTGAACTTATACACTCGAGCTTTATATGTATGACCTTGTTCTGGACTATGTATACTAATATTACGATACTGGTCATTTGCTTCAACAATACTATGAACGTCTTTACGACCTTTCTCAAGCTTAAGTAATTCTTCTTTTTTATAGAACTTATCGTCATCTATAGCTAAGTCAGCCCATTTGATTTCATCTTCTTTAACACCTTTACCACGAAGTGTAGGATTAATGTAACTTCCTTTAATACCACCCTTCTTGCCTATGCGTTCGAAGACTTCTTTCATTGCTGAGAATATTGCTGCCATTAGTCTACTCCCTCATTTGTATTTTGAGGTAACTTAAGTGCTTTAGAACCAGGTTGACCAGGAGCTATACCTTGTGCCATCTCAGAAGCACCTTGTTGAGCTTCTGGTTGTTTCTGTAACATCTTACCTGTATCAACTAATATTTTACTAATATGATGACTATACTTAGTTTTCATTGACCTTATAGATAATGCAGACATCTCAAAGAATCCAGCTGGATTAACTTTAGCTGTCATTTGACCTATCTGACCTGATAAAACTGTCTCTAGCATTAACTGAGCTTTTTCATCTTCATCATTATAAGCAGCAGAATCTAACTCAACATTAAATTTCGTAAATGTAAATTCAGTATTAGATTCAGGTATAGGAGATAATACAATATTGTCATCATCATCGACCTCAAAGTCTCCATCGGTCTCCGTAGGAAGCAATATGGGACTATATTGAGGTTCTCCATTCTGTACATCACCATTGAACTCTTGCATCGGTTTATTAATCTCAATCCAACGTTCTTTATTAATATCATCTGATATTCTAAGAATCTGGTGAGCTTTATAATATTGCTTAACAAGATGGGCTACATCCAAGCCTAATGACTTATAGAATGATTCTATACGAGCTGTAAGATATCTAAGAGACATAATACTTGCATTCTGTTGTAGCTTTACTTTGCGTCCAGAATCAGATGCAAAAGCCATACCCAAAAAGCTATCGTTAATGCCCAATATACGCTGTATTCTATCAAACGACTTATCGATAATAGCATATTGGTCCAGAACTTCTCTTGATAATTTTTCAATATGAATACCTGAGTAGTCTAAAACTTCTACAATACCATTAACTCTATTGAAAGCCATAGTAAAATCATCAATATTCTCAACAGCTCCATCTTCTATATAAGCTTTCTCAGAATTAACCATAAGTTGTAATTTAAGTAAAGCTTGATTAACTGCTTTCTGAGATTCAATAACTTCTCTAAATACACCATAATATTCTTTTTTATCAGAACTATGTACTTTCTGTACACGATAAGACCATTTAGCTTCTTTATTAGTAATTTCTTCCTTATAGAGCATATGTCTATCACTCCAGAAACAAGTCCATAGTCTACTTTTGCTATCTTCTATTATAGAATGTACAATAAGATAATTATCAAATACACGATAATGGCCAGTGAACTCCCAACCATAGTTAAACTCAAAATCAGCTTCATCAACATTAAGGAAATTCCAGTAGGCTGTGAGTTTATCCAAAGCGTCTTGACCGAATGTATTACGTATTCTGTCTTCTGATAACCATTTAAATCTATGAATAAACGAAGCATCTGAATAGTCATCTTTATAACTCCCAGGGTCTAATACTAATTCACTTGCTGGTACATAACTAATAACTACTCGATTAATCGGTCTACCAAACTGGTCTTTTTCATCAGTCTTCTTAACATCAACATGAGCACATAATAAACCAGATAATAGCCCATTAAGCTTTATTTGGTCACCTACTATGTCCATTCTATTATCTCTAAAAGTATAGTCCACAGTATCATTTAATAGTGCTGCTGTATCAATGTCATGATAAGTCTGAGGTGTCACAGTAACTGTATTTATTACAGTTGAATAATAGCCTACCATCATTCTAGCAAAGAGTTTAATAACATTAAAAGTTTCAGCAGGTTGGCCACGTTCCAAAAGTATAGCTAATTGGTCTATTGTGTACTGTCTATTATGATAGTACTCATTAACCTCATTAGCTTCTTTTCTGGAATCTTCAAAAGCTTCGTAACCAATCTTAAACGAATCTCTTAAATCTTCTACATTAGCTTCCATTTGGTAATTCCTTATCTAACAATGCTTGCTTTTCTTCAGGAGAGCCTGTAAACTCTACTTTCTGACCTTTAGGCTTTGGCTTGAATCCTGATATAAAATCAATACGTCGTTCCATTTGAGTAATAATACCCGACATTTCTTCTTTAGTCTTACCTGAATAATAGTAAGCTAAATGAGGGTCAGTCATATCATATACACCCTGAAGTTCAGTTTTTAAATCTTCCATTTGAGTTAATAACTCTTGTAAAACTGGACCTTTCTTTTGCTTCAATGTTCCCATTGCTTCATTAAACGATTTAATTTCAGCTGCTGATAAAGCTGAACCGTATAAAGCATGTCTTAGTACATTTCTAAACGTAGCATAAGCAGCTGTACCTTTAATACCAACTACAGAATCTGACATATATTTCTTAAGATTATGTAATGTATTATCCAGTAAACCAGTTTCTTCATCGGTTATTTCTGCACCAGCAGTTTCACCAAGAGCCATAAGCTTACGAATATTATGTAGTCTATCTCTGTCTTTTACAGATAGTTCTTTACCACTAAACTGTTCTAATTCAGCAACTAAAGGACCCATCTTACGACGCATCTTAGGGTCAGCTAAATCAGCTTCAAAGAAGTCACCGCCAGCTGCTTCATCCATTTGAACTCTTACATCTCTAGCACTTTCAACATCACGTGCTTTAGTTGTACGACGTTCAATATTCTTACGTGCTTGATTTCTAGCCTCATCATCAGATAATGTACGGTCACCTTCTTTGACTCGTTCATATTCACGCTCAATAGCAGAACCTGCACTACCTAAACGAGCAGCTTTTGATATTGCTTCATTATAAGTTAAGTCAGGGTCATCTTCCATTAAATTAGCAGCTACACGTTCTAGTCTAGAACCACCTGATTTACCTTTAGATAATCGTTCAAGTACTGTAGAATATGCTTCACCAGTCTCTTCTGAAATACTTCTAGCTGCACGTTCTATATTATTCATTTCACCAAAAGCTATACCATACTTCTGTAAAGAACTTATATTCCTACGAGCTTTAAATCTTTCACTAGCTGTCTTATCCGCATATGTTAAGTATCTTGTTTGTTTATAGATTGTATCAAGGTCTATAACACTTTGCTTACCATCAGGACTTGTAGCTACAACATGATTACCATGTTTATCTGGGTCACTAAAATAACCATCTAAATCTGTTATACCTGCTCTAGATAACTGTGACCGATTCTCAGGTGTATCTGTTATTTTGTCTAGTCTAGTCATACCACCATACATTCTAGCCCCTTGAGGAGTTTTCTTAATATCAGTCAAAAAATTATTTAAGTGCTTTATATCATCAGTAGACTCATAAGCATCAAAAGCAGCGTAGGTAGCTTTCTCTGCACTTGTACTTTGTAACTGGTTTAATTGCTGCTTAGTTTGTTCTAACTCTAAATCTTGTCTAGATTTACGATTTTGAGCAGTATCTTTATAGTCTTCTAATTTTAAAGCAGATAATTCTTGGCGAGACTGTGCTTCTTCACGTCGTGCATCACGTTCAGGACGTTCTCTATTATAAGTAGCAACATTAGAAGCACCTTTAGATATGGCTTCACCCATATAGATGTTAGTCATTAGCCTTTCTCCTCATTCAGATAGTCAGCTAAAGCTGTACCTGTCGTTTCTATAGCAGTCTGAGTAGCTGATGCTGAAGACCTTGCTGCTGTCTCTGCTCTAGCTCTTGCATCTGCTGCTCTGTCACCTAATATTCTACTCATTGAATCACCAGGGTCTTGACCTAAGCCAACTTGAAGAAATCGCATTTTCTCATCTGCTACTGCACCAGGAGCTGAACGTCTAACATCTGCACGTTGTCTCATAGTTTCAAATTCAAGACCTGTCTGAGCTGATTTAGCTAAACCACTACTTGAAATACCACGTTGAGCAAAGTTTTCATCAATTAACTTCATAGTTCTAGCTTTTTCAGTTTCAATAGCTTCTAAACCTTCTACTTCATACTGGTCTGGACTTAAGTCAGTATAATACTGAGCTAAATTTTCTTGTATAGGACCATATATATTTTGCCAATCATCGTATCGCTGTTGTTCAAAAGCTAATGCAGCAGCATCTGATTCAGCAGCATCATCTGACGCACTACTACTGCTACTAGAACCTATTATAGCCCCTAATACGGTTGCTCCAGCTGCAATCCAAGCCATTATGTATTCTCCTTTAATAATTGCATAGCCCAAGAAGTTGGTGTACATTGTTCAGCTTCTATAGTCATTTGTTTAAATTCTTCTACAATTTTTGAATCAGGATAAGTATTAGTACAATAGTATACTATAGACTCTAATTGTCTATCTAAGTCATAAAAATTCACATGTAACCCTTTAAATGTACGTAATTTCTTTTGTAATGCATAAAGCATTTTAGTCATATCTTTATTATATAACTGTTTTAAACTATCTATAACTTCAATTATTGGTCTATGTACAATAACTGTAGGTAAAGCTATCTCACCATAATAAGCCATACCACAATCAGCATTACCACCAAGATATAAGTCAATAATAAATTCATCTTCACTATTACTATGCGCTAATAATTCATGATGACAAGGATGGCCAAGTGCTGTAAAAAACTTAGCAAACCAAGCTGTCCTACTTCTAGGTAATCCTGTGATAATAAAACTCATACTTGTGTCCAACCATTAGTTAAAGCTAAAGCAAATGTGTTGCCTGTTCTGTAGAAACATTTAACATCTACACCTGTATTTTCCATTAATACTCGCTGTACTACACCACCACCTAAAGATAAAGCACTATCGATATATGTAATATAAGTAGTACCACCAGTAACAGCAAAAGGTGCATTAGTCATTTCACTACCTAAAGCTGTAAATTGTCCTTTACCTTGAAGCTGATTCCAAGCAACACTATCAAAGTCTCTAAACACTATATCAAGTTCTTGATGTCCAGTAGTAAATTCTGAATCCTTAGCAAAAATACTAGTTGTAGAAAGTGCTTCATCTGTAGACTCTGTAGTACTAGTTAATTCTGATATTGAATCTTGTATAGACGTTATAGCTGCGTCTACTTCTGTTAAATTTGGAACATCTTCAGCTAAACCTTGTAATTCACCTAAAGCTTCTACAACAGCTTGCATATACCGTTTAACAAGTACAGGGTCATCTAAATTTACAGGCACTTGAATGTCAATCATTTTCTGACCGTCCTGCAATATATTCTATTTCATATACTTCACCAGTACCTTCTATATGAAATTGTATAAAATGACCTCTTTGTTTATCTTGTGGTACTTGTACTTGATGATTATCTGCACCAATTAATTCTTTAGTTTTTACTATAACATTGTCAATTAAAACATCTACAATTACAGTTCCAGTGGAGTATATTTGTATTTTCTTATACGTCTTAAATTCAGATACTTTACCTTCTACAAAATTAGGTGAAGTGTATTTAAATGTTTCTACTTCTGCAGATTCAAATAATGCGTATAATACGCCTTCTCTATATCCAAACAATCTGTCATCTGCTGAAACTACAGTATTAACACCTAGTTTTAAATTTTTGATTATCAAACCGTATCTAAAATCTACAGCTAACATAGTCATATTAGTATCTAATACATAGTATACTTCATCTAATAGAGCAGAATCAACTGGGTCAATAATTAACTTTCCAGTTTTCTCTTTTGTTACAACTTCTACTCTACTACCATTAGATACACATACACCATCAGTAGAAGCCCATACAGCAGCTTCACTAACTAATTGAATAGACTCTTCAGCTATACAGCCTTGGTCACCACTTAATGGATGTTGAGTAAATGAATTAGGATTGGTGCCTAAGATTATATAAGTTCTAAAGTGTGTAAATACTAATATACCATTAGCTACAGGTGCTACTCCTGTTATTGTTGCATTAAACAACAAAAAGAAGTCTTCTGGCCAATAATTAGGCTTACCTATTTGTGTAAATCTTAGCTTATTATCTTCTGCACCAAATAGTATTGCATATGCTTCTGATAAATGTTTAAGAGCTGTAGGTGCTACTACATTACTTTGTGCTGTTAATATTGTACCTACAATGTCTGTATCTTCTGTATTATCTATGTATGATACATCTGCATTATCAATAGTATCAACAAGTGCAAAAGAAGCTAAATTACCACCTATTCGATAAATGCGTTTCTTATCTACTTGAGGGTCTGTAGAAACTTCTAGTACAGTTAAGTTAACTACATCATTTAATTCTTGTTCAGCTGAAGCAGGACTTTGAACAGACTCTGTACCATCTGCTGAGTTATAAAAAGTATAAACATACTGTATAGTACCTTTAATAGGTGATACATCAGCTTCATCAAAAGCATCATTAGCAGATATATCATAAGTACTATCATCTAATGTAGCTGCATCATTTGCTAATGACCCTACTAGTCTATAAGTACCACCATATTCTCTATATACTTTAACACCATTAGAACCGAAAGTTAAACCTATAATATTTTGAATAACTATGTTTCTTGTAGCTAAAGTAGATTGGTTCAAGAAAGGTCTAGTGAAAAATGAATCATTTGCTGAATCATACCAAGCACCAAAGTCTTCTTGTGTCCAGTCAATTTGTATTTGTGTTCTTGTTAAATTTACATCTAACTTCAAAGGAGCAGAAAAGAAATTACCATCATCATTAACTAAAATATATTTATGTATAGTAGATGGTAAGTCTCCTGCATAACCTGGTGTTAAATCTACAGCTTCTACTGCTTGTACAGTATTATCCGGTGCTACTGTTGGTGCTGTAGTAGGAGGAGTTATACCTAAATTATACTGATTAGTTCCATCATACTTTTGAGGTCTACCTGTACCATCTGTCCAATATAGAATCTTTTCATACTCTACATATTGACGTCTTTCTGGATGAGTTAGCCATTCTCGTTCAGCTATATACATATGGTTATACTTTTCAACATCTAAAATAGATGGAACAGATTTTTTAACAGGCGCTAGTATACCGACCTCATTGTCTATATTCTCATAAACAATAGCCTCGTTAATCCCAATCATATGAGATTTTAATCGAGTACTTAAACCACCATGAAATTGTTGAATTTTCATCCATCTACCTGTTGTATTTTATCATTTAATACAGCTACTTTTAATTCAGTAATTGCTTGTAAGTTAGCTAAGTGCGTGTCATTTACTAACTTAGTTAAGTCTGTAACATCTTCACCTACTTTCTTAATAGCTTTTTCATTTTTCTCTATAGCATCTTTCATAGGACCTACCTTTTCTTCCATTATTGCTATCGCTTCTTTTTTAGTGAATGTATTAATGCTTTTCTTAAACATAAAACCACCAATTCCTGCAATTCCTGCAGCTATTAAGGCTATAATCCATTTAGCTGCTGCTGTTATTAGTCCAGTTTCTGCTGGCATTATACTGTATCCCAGTTGATTAAGAAATTAATAGTAGCAGTGGCAGTTAAATCACCATTGCCTGTGTCTGTTACAGTTACTTCAAATGTATCATTTGTCTCTTGTGTAAATGATTGACCTTGTACTTGCATGGAACTTAAATTAGTTGGTCCTACTATAGCTAAAACATTATCACCTGTCTTATAAGCCCAAGAATATGTAAAAGGTCCTATACCATTAGTTACTATAGCATTAATAAGTGGAGAATAATAAGGTGCTGAAGGATTAATTAGCTTAAGAACTTTATTAGGATTAATCGTTACCGTATGTGTAAACTGATTATATAGGTCTAAAATTTCTGTCGCTGTTAATTCTCTATTGTAAAATTTTCTATCATCTAATAAACTATTATAACGATGTGAACCACCAGAATAATCTGCTGTACCTGTACGAAACTGGTCTGCTGTTGTTACTATTGCACCCATAGAAACATTAGTAGTTTCTAATTGTCCATCAATATAAACTTTACCTATACCACTTTTATATGTCAAACATACAAAATACCAAGTATCGTCATCAACAACTGTTGTACTTGTAACTTTAGGTGACGTTGTACCATTACCAATAACTAATGATACTAATCCTGAAGCTTTACTAACTTCAACTTGATGTCCTGAATCGGTACCAGGATTATATTTTGAAAACATAACAGCTTCATCATTTGAACTAGTTGCTGTTGGTGCCTTCATCCAAAAGACATAAGTAAGTTCATTTGTACTTGGAGCTAATAAATTATCGTGTGGTACATTAACAACTGCAGAACCAGTGTCAAGAGAAAAGTCTAGTGCATCGCCTATTTTTCCTGCTACAATTCCTACGTCACTACCTACCGTACCATCAAGATTATTAGTAGTCTCATCAAATTCTGTAGTACCTGATATATTATCACCTGTCCAATAAGCTACATAATCAGGTGAAGGTTCACTAGACCCTAAAGCTATACGTATAGCTTTAAGAAGAATATTAAGTGCTGGAAAACTCATGTTTCAAGACTTCCTGTTACTAACCAAGTATCTACTGCTATTTTAAGTAATGTAGCAAAACCATTTGTAGCTTTAATTTTTAATCCTAATTCAGAAAGAAGAGTTACACCAGGTGTAGGAAATATAGTTACTTGTCCAGCACCAATTTCAGCTAAAGATACTGGTGTACCTATCTCAAAAGGTACAGTAGCATTTAAAGGTACAGTTGTAATAATTGGATTAACATTATCTTGAGTAACTAAACTACCTCTATCGCCTAAACCCAAAGTATAAGTAGTACCTGTTTGAGGATTAATAGGTATAACTGCATCTTTAATATTGTTAGCATGAAATGCAGTATAAGAAGTACCTGCTATATTAAATGTAACTGTAGATAATGTTGCTATAGTAGCTTCTTTAGTTATACTACCTAACACTGGTGCACCATCTAAATTCTGTAATAAACTAAATGAAGCAGTTGCTAGAGTATTAAAACCTTTAATACCTGCTGTAACAGTTATAAATTCACTAAAAGTATGGTTACCAGTCCAGTCATAATCTGCTGTTAAGTCTATAATATTATTTACACTATCAAGTTTCCAAGTCTCTGTATCACCATCCCAATAAATAACGTCCAAATTATCAGGTGTTGTAGCTTGTACTTCAGCTAAACTAGCAACTGAAGAACCACCGCCTAAAGAAGTTTGTTCCCAAACGCCTGCTATAAATTCATAGTCAACTGGAGGTGTTTCAATATCACCTGTATACAATCTTGCTTTAACAAACAAGTCAGTATCTAAAGCATTTAGTTCTGCAAGAGAATTAACTGGATACACATATCTAATCTGCGTAATAGGATAAGTACCACCATTACGACTCTGATTCTCTGTACCCTCACCTAATGTTAAGTCTTCTAAACCTGCAAGACTCTTCTTAACTGTTCGTTGTGTCATTCCCATGGACTCCTGTAGTGTGAACGATGACTAGGCGATTTTATTCCATCTGTAGCACTGAACTTTCTAGCTAAATCAAATTCTCTTTCATAGAGTTTTAAAAATTTTGCACTCTTTTTAAGACTTGCTGTATCATAGTCATCATCATAAGCATGTGCAATAACATAATATTTTAAAGCTTTATCATACATAGTAGGAATAAGCAATTGGTCTGCAGTGCTAGACAATATTAAAGCTGTACTTGTATACCAAATACTAACCATACCATCTGTCTCCATAATCTGCACAACAATGCCATAAATACTTTCCATAACTTCTGTAGTCACTAGTGGGTCAAACATACTTGTTAATACACCATAAGGACTATCAAAAGTATAATTAGGTAAATCTGTTGTTTCAATGTCTGTCACAAGACCTAGCATCTCGTCACCTACATAAGTAACAGTATTAGCATTTTGAAATGTATAATCTGAGTCTGATACAGTATCATCAGGTATAGGATAGAACTGAATCTTCAAAGGATTCCTATTATCAAATATAACTGCTTCTACTTCTCCACCTGTTGCGTCTTCCCATTTTAATGAACGACTATCAAAGCTAGTTCTAACATTAAAACTATCACTATCTCGTTCAAAGTAATCTTGTACATTATCAGCATAAACTAATCGTCTAGCATTTTCATCCATTATAGTATTAGTTAATAATGGTATTTCTCTATTATCTACAGCAGCTCTTATTATTCTATAACAATCTGCTGGTAAGTCATATTCAGCTTGTCCAACTACTAAAGGAATATCAATCCTGCTCTTTAACAATTCAGTATGTATAACTATATCTTCTTGAGCTTCACTAACTAACCTTAACAGTCTTGGGTCATCCCAACGGTCACTATTAGGGTCTGCTAAAGTATCTCTTGCTCTAGATATAATTTCAGTTATTCTACTCATCGTATATGTACCCTTGTTAAGTTGCGAGTAAGAGCTCTAGTCAAATTACGAGTTAATCTTCTTATAGCAGTAGCTGCAGTAGCTAAAATGCCTCCATATACCTTAAGCAATGTTTGTCTGTCTGCTTGGTCTATAGTACCATCAGGTATAGGTAGTATAATACTACTTAAAGCAATAACCGAATTACGCTTAGCTAAGCTGTCAATAGCCATTGTATTGTCTCTGTTATAGAACCTTTAAGTTTAAAGCCTAATTGTTCAACTTTTTCAACTCTAGCATCTATTATAGCTTTTAATTCAGACTGTCGAGCTCCAACAGACTGCTCAAAGCTTTCATTATATCGTTCAGCTGCTCGTAAATGAATAATAGCTTGAATTTTATTAGCATCTTGTTGAATTTTAACTCGCTCTTTTTCATATTTAAGTTGTTCTTTTAAGTCTTTTTCAACTTGAATAGCATTCTTTTCATTTTCAGTTCTAATAGTTTGTTCAGCTTTTAACAATTTATGTAGAGATGAAACTTCTTCACTTTCTACATGTACGGGCTTTCTAGTAAGCCTCCATCCAAAAATACTCATGTGTGTTTACCTCTAATAAATGTTGTACTGTCATCAGAAACTGTTGAAGATGATATATCTAAAGTATCACTATCATTTCTTAATGTTGTGGTAGTAGCTGTCTGAGTC